GAATGGGCGCGAGGGAGCGTTGGCCGGCCTCACCGACCTCACGCAATTCCTGTTTTACGCGCGCGGCGTCGTCCAAGGACAGGCGCACCGAGACACGGCGGGTGGCGTCAGCCATGGGGCGTTTCCTCCCTGCCGCGTGTGGCGATGCCTTCCGCCATGCCGATGCGGAGCGCCATCAACATTTCCGAAGCGGCCCAGCCCTGCGCACCGAGATCACGCGCGGCGGCAAGCGCATTGGCGATATTGAGCGTAATGCCTGCCATGCTGGCCTCAGCGCAGGCCGTGCCGGCGGCCCAGCAGGCATGGGCCTCGACGCTGACCGGTGCGTGTTGCGTGTAAGGGCAGCTATCGCCGCAATCGCGCGCGATGGCCGCGCAGCCGCGACAATATTCGGGCCCGCTGCCGAAATGCCATGCGGCGCGGGCCCTTAGCCGTTTCCCTCGTTGGCCACGGTGGCGACTGGCGCCGTGGCACGGTCCCAGAAGGCGGAGGCGATGTCGTCGAGGTCCATCAGGCGTTCCACCGCTTCGGGGGAGAGTGGGAGTGGCTTGCCCGCATTATCACCAACACCTTCCCAGGAGGTAACGGCGTGGCGGGCCAGCGCCTTGACCAGGAAAGCGAAAGCCAAGCCGCGCGACATGTCGGGGTCGAGGTCGGGCTCGGTAGCGCGCAGGGTGCCGAGGTTCCGCGCTGCGGCGGCCTGGGCGGCGGCCATGACGGCGGTGGTGACAGGCTTGATCTCCACGCGCACGCTGCGCGGGAGGGTAAGCCAATAGGGGGTGGTGGGGAGGTCGAGGGTGAGCATGGGGGGCTCCGTATTATATGAAGTTCAGGACGAGGGAGTTGCTTAAGCGCGGCCCGATCGACGCGAGCAGCCAGGGCTCAATCCCTGATCACAGGCTCGGAACAGCCTGCCGCCCTGCGAAGATGAAGCGGGCGGCCCCAGCATGTGGGAAACCTCAGCCTCAATCTAGCCGGCTATCAGCGGGAGCGTTAGACTGTCGCAATGCGCAATTTCATGACGACAATTTGATGACTGACAACGACGATTACGATGTCTTTCTCAGTACATGGAAGCCCAGCGAGCGTCTGCGCCACGCTAGCCTGGTGCAGAATCTGGACGACCCGTTTAGTCGACAGCGTCTTTTCGCCGACAGCACTGGAGCTGCCGACGTGGAGCGCTCGCCCTTCATCGCCGGGCCGAAGGTTATGCCGGACGAAGAAATTAGTGCGCGGGGCTATCAGTTTTTCCAGGATCGTCAGGCCGAATGGTCGCGGCATTTTCGCGACTATGTCCTCTGCAAGGGTGTGTCTGAAGAGAAATTCGACATCTACGTAAGGAGCTTCTCCAGGCTCTGGGTCGACGGAAAAAGTCGCCGACAGGATTCTCCTGAGATGATTGCAATCAAAGCGTCGATCCGGGATTTCGACCGGCAGTTCCATCGCTCGTGTGCAGGGCGCTTCGTGATCAACCCAGTCGATGATGCCGCCGCGGCGCTATTTACGCCCACAGAGATGAAGGAGATCTTTGATGCAAATAGCAGCTTAATCGACGCTTTTTTCCCCGATTACCTTGAGCACGTGTCTGAGGACGGGCTAGGTTCCATCAATCGTCTCTTTGTGCGTCGCGGTGTTCGGATGCCGATTATTCAAAAGTTCCGTCAAGAACTCTATGAACTCAGCTCGTATTCACTCAGCATCGGCGTCGTCGAGCAGTTCGCCCAAACCTGGACTAAGGCGACGAAGGATACCGGCGTATCGGTGATCCTCTCCGCACCGTTACCCGCAGTGCAAGAGCGCGTTGTCGCCTTTGCGCCCTTCATCTATGACATGGATATCAGCCAATTGGAGTTCGTCGTCGCGCCACCCATCAAGACGACATGCCTAATGCACAGCGGCACCTTCGGCGGCATCGACGAGTTGAGCTTTGTCTGAGAGGTTTGGGGTCGCGGTGCTAAGGCTTTGATATTTCTACACGGACAGTGTTGCTGCCCGCTTTATCCGGTTTCCACCAAGAATAATTCTACGCCATCCGATAACGCACCTCACCCATACTCCGCCGCCACCTGCTGATTCTTCAACACCACCGTCATCATCCGCCCCGCCGTCGCATTAAACGCAGCGCGGAATTCAAAACTCGCCTCCACCCCCGCCGGCCCTTCGATCGGCGTCTTGGCCAGTGCCAGATACACCTCATGCAGCGTGAAACTCAGGCTCCGATTGGCATCAATCGTGAACCCAAAGCCAAATTCCGCCGGCGTGCCATTCTGCGCCTGCGTCAGCAGCGTGGTATCCGCAAAGCGTGCTGTGATCTGGCCCGTCGCACGCGCAATGCCAGGATCGGCGCCCTCAATCTTGCGATCCGCGCGAATGGTGCGCACTGCCTCAATGCTGTTGGAATAGGCCAGCCGCGCCCCGGTCACCTGCGCCAGCGCAGCACCACCGCGCGTGATGGAACCCTGGGCCTTGTGAAAGGCGGTATATGCTGCCGTCGTTGGCGTCCCGCCCGAGGATGTAGCGCTGCGCGCAGAACCCTGCGCAATCACCTTGATCGTCGCCGTCGCAGGCCCGGTCGGGCTGAAATCCATCTCCAAAGCATCGGCGCGCGCACCAGCGCAAAGATCAAAGCTTGGCACATCAGGATAGCCGATTTCAATCGATTGGGATGGCAAGGCCGCCGCGCCAGAACCAAAGCTATGCGTGAAATTGGGCGCTGTGCCGGTGGTGGTCGGCGCACCCAGCAACAGCCGCAGCCAATGGCCAAAATTCACCAGATCGACGGGGATAACAATATCGCCCTGCACCGTCACGGTATCCAGAAACGGCGCGGCAGGATCGCGGTTACCGCCAAGCCCGATCACATCCGCATCCAGCAGCGCCTGCTCCGCGCCCAGATTGCAGGTCAGGAACGGCACGCGCCGCCAATTGCCGCCAGGCGGCGTGCCATAGCTGGCCTCAGGGATCATCAACAGGCGCGAATTCGCGCCAATGGCACGGGGCATCGGGTTTCTCCTGGTGCGGGATCAGGCCAGCGGAGAGCCGGCAACGGTAAAGAACAACGTGACAGGCAACGCGGCAGCGCGCGCGGCGGCAGCGCCTTCGGTCTCCACATCCTCAAATGCCGCAGCGCCGGGTTGGGCGTATTCCACTGCGCCGCCCAGGCCAGGCTCCGCGGTGATGGCAGTGGCGATATCCATCAGCAGCGCATCCAGCAGCGCGGTATCGCCGGCCAGCACCTCAATCTCGGCGCGGTGTTCAATCGCATAGGCCAAGGGCGAGAGGATCGGCGTTTCCGCCAAACTCTCCCCATCGCGCAGCACCACCAGCCCACCAGCAGGCAGGCGCTGTGGCACGGTTTCATTACGGCGGATGCTTGGCGCCGGGTTGCGCGCAGCCAGGCTGGCGTTCAGGCGCGCCAACAGGGCGGTCAGGGCGGCTTCGCGCGTGCTCATGTGCTTCTTCCTGTCTCGGCGGCCCAGGCCGCCACAAATCGCCCCGGCAAGCGGCGCAGCGCGCGGAGTGATGCGCCACGCACATCCAGCCGTTTTGTGAGCTTCACCTGCGGCAGCAGCAGAAACATCGGCACCATGCCGCGCGCGAGCAGCCCGCGCGCCCAGGCCTCGCGGCCCTTGCGATTGCCGGTGCCAATTTCAGTAACGCCTCCGGCGATCAGCCGCGTGCGGCGCCGTCTGCTCGTTTGTTCGCCGGCGCGCAGAGGCAGGCACCAGACAAAGCCGCGCCCGGATTTGAAGGGCCTCAGAAACGCTTGGCCCGAGGCCGTCATCTGCGCCGGTGTCACCCGCAGGCCCTTATCGCCACGCCCGCGCCAACCGCGTGCGGCATTGAAGCCTGTCGGGATGGCGAGGAATTTCCGCCCGCCCTTGGCGCGGATCAGCGCGCCACGCTCAAAGGCATCAATCACCAGCGGCGTCTTTGTCCAGACAAGCCCGGCGGCGCGGAGCGAGACGCCGGTGCGGGGAAAGACCTGCGCGCGCCAGGCATTGGCGATGCCGCGCGCCTTGCCGCCAAAGGCTGCGGTGACCTGGCTGCGTAACTCCTGCTTGAGTGCCTCCGTCTCCTGCCGCACGGCGCGGGAGGCTGCGCGTTCGCCCGCGCGCACTTCCTCAACCAGGGCTTGGCGGAGATTGCCGATGCTGGCAGTCAGGCGCATCAGCGTTGGCAATAAACCCGCCACGCTGTGCCGGAACCATCCCGCGTGGCATGGCTGACGGTGAGCAGATTGGCGCCAATGGCAAAGCTATCGCCCGGCGCGAGATCGGGCAGCAGGGAGATAGGCACGGACAGGATATCAGTCGCGCCAATGATCTCGGTATCAAAACCACTGGTGATACGATCGGGCGAGGCGCGCAGCACGCGCAGGCTGATCGGCGCGCCTGTGCCGCCCTGGCGATACTCAGCATCGCAGCCAAGATGTGGATCGGCGATCAGGCTTGCCATCGCCCCATCAAAGGCGCTCATCGTTTCAGCACCTCGACAATGCGCGGCAGCGTCTTTTCGGCGGAACGGCCAATGACGTAGCCACCCAGGCCGATCTCAACGATGTTCCAGAGCTTCAGCGCCTCGGCCTCACTGATCCCAGGCGCGGACCAGCCGAGCCAGCGTGCAACAATCAACAGGCCAAAGGTCAGCATCAGGATCGGCCGCCAGCAGGCGGCAAGCCAGTGTTCCGATTGCGGCTCCGCCTTGATGATATCGGGGGCGGCCTTTTCCAATTCGCCCGCGCGCGCGAGGAGGGCAGCATTCAGTTCCGCCTCGGCACGCTGCCGCGCCTCGGCGTCGGGGAATAGGCGTTTCAGCGCATCGCCCAGGATCGGCACCAGCGCGGGCAGCAATGCGCCAATCATGGGTACTTCCCCCGATCCAATTCGAAATGCGGCCCATCGGGAAAGCCTGGCCAATCACCACCCCAGGTAATGGCAACGCCAAGCTTTTGCGCCGCACCCTTCATGGCGCTGGCAAGTTGCGCATACAGCGGCCAGTCCCAGCGGATCTCGCCATTCTCCGGCACGCCATCACCATCATCGAGCCAATAGCCGAGATCCACCGCATGGCCGGTCAAGTGCCGGCTATTCATGGTGCGCGAGGCACCGAGTGCCACAAGCTTTGCCTGACGCTCGCGGGTCCGCAGCCCTTCCAGCACGATGAAGGGTACGGCCTTGCGCGCCTCGATCACCACGCGCACCAGATGGGGATGCACGCCTTGCAGGCGTTCATGGTCACGCGCCAACAGGTTCGTCATGCTCACGCCCCCGCCGCCGGAGCCCGCATCAACCAGACCCGCACGGTGGCATCTGTCGCGAGTGCCGCCAGGGTCGCGATACCCACCTGGAAATTGCCTGTGGCGGTGGTGGTGATGCGCCGGTTGGTATTGTCCCAGAACACCCGCACGCCGGCGGCGATGGCCAGCGCCGGTTCCTTGGTGAGGTCGAACACGCCCTGGGTCTGTGCCTCGATCATGGCGTTCTGCACGCCGTCCACTGCGGCCACGCCAAACAGCGCGCCGACAAGCACGCCCTGGCCAGCGGAAACCCCGGTCGCATAGGGCACGGCAATCGCCAGGCTATTACCCGGCTGGATGAAGTTACGCATGGAAAGAACCTCCTGAAACGCAACAGGCGCCCCGAAGGACGCCCGTTGCGCGGTTGCGATGATGAAAAAGGGTGATGCGGCTCAGGTTCCCGGATTGAACCAGGCCCCGCGCCAATCAATGGCGCCAACGCCGAAGTCGAAGATCACACTGACCTCGACACCATCGACGCCGGAGACCGGGCCGGTGGTGACTTGCGGTCCCTCGGCGCCATTCAGGTAGCCATAGACATAAACCGGCGCAGTCGGTGGATCGGCGAATAGGTACCAACGATTATTCGGGATCAGCGGTTCGACCAGCGGCTGAATGAAGCCGGCATAGATATTCACATTGCTGGTCTGGTTCGCGGCAACGCTGACGGTCAATTGCCTTGCATTGAGTTCAAGGCTTGGACCGACCAGGAGCTTCATGGCGTTGCCGACGGAAATCGGCAGACCATCCAGCGTCTTTTGTCGCAGGATTGCAGCGCGACCATTGGCAAGGTTGGTGATATCCAGCGCACTGCCCGCCGCCGCCTTATTGGCGCGCGCTGCACCCGTGCCGAATACCGCCGCAGGGCCATTGGTCAGTGTCGGCCCATCGCCATTGGCCTGGTTGAGCAGCGCATAGGCGGTGGCATTCTCGAAATCCGCCACGCGCCGACCAATGGCGGCGGCGAAGTCCGTAAAGGCGCCAAGGTCATCATTCACCAGCATGGGCCGCGTCACACGAATGCGCCTGGCGAAGGTTTGCAGCAGGACGATTTCCTGGCTTTCCGACATGGTGCCAGCCTGGATCTCGCCATTCTCCATCAGCGGCATCAACGTCGGGAAATCCCCGACGCGCAGATGCCGGTGCGGCTTGAAGTCGCGGAAATCGCGGCGAAGGAAGATCTGCCGATAGCTCGGCGCTGCCGGCTGATAGGCCGCGAGCAGCATCTTGTTCGCCGCAGCCGAAAGCAGCAGGGGAAAGTCGGAGGTGGTGTGAAAGGCGCGCTCAGCGAGTAGTGTCGGGTTGCGTGGCACATTGCGTTCACCGCGGACGCGCAGCAATTCACCGATCATGTCCGAGGGCCGCCATCCCATGAATTCCGCATGGCGCCCGGCACCCTGCGGCTGATAGCCGGGCATGCTGCGCGCGGCCAAGGCTTCCGCCATGGCATCGAGGATTTCCGAGGGCGAGTCATGTCCCGGCCCGGTTTCCGGGCGCGCCGGAATGGCAGGCGGTGTGGCACTTTTCACCATGGCGTCGAACAAGGAGCGGCGCGCTTGGTCCGGATGCCAGCCACGCTCGACAGCCTCGCGCCGGATATGCGCGGCGGTCTCGGTGCCGACCAGGGCGCGTGCTGCTTCGATAGCGCCAGCAATACCGGCGATACGCTCACGCTCGGCGCGCTG